TTTCTTCTGGATATTGTGTGGCGTAGTCATGCTAACAGAAGGACTAGTGGAAATAAGACACGAAAAAAAGAGAATGAAAACAAAGGAGGAAAATGAAAATGAATGATGAAATAAGAAATGATATTGAAAAAGCCGCAGAAATACTAGGCATGAGCCTAGAGGATGCTATGGCGAAGTTTGAGGAGATATGCTCCAAGAACAACGTCAGTGTTGAAGAAGAACCCCAACTAGCAAGGGGTCTTTGGAAGGCATTCTATGTTAACAGCCGAGCCGCTATGAAGCGACAAGGCTCACAACAACAGACCAACAATGATGGTGGTCTATTCAAGTCTGCATTCGGCTTCTTCATTTCAATGAATGAAGCAAGAGATATGGGTGCAATGAACCGTGACAGAATGACTAACGAGTATATTCGTGACAGCGAAATGACATACAACTTGGGAAGAGTTGCTGTCTTCATGGAAGATGGTGACGGATACGAAGCAAGAATGATGAGAAGTGGTGAAGAGGTAGTTAAGCACATGAGCAAACTACCTGAGAATCATGTAGAGGTTGATAGTGGAAAGTATATCGTTCCACTGGACACAAGAGAAGGTGACTGGAACAAGAACTATGGTAAGCCACTACCGAAGGAAGAATACCGAAGAAGTGGTGTATTCATTGGTGAAGTAGATGGACAGATGGGTAAGTGGGACTTCTCCTACAAAGGAGAGTCCTGTGTCATGTTTGAACCAAAGACGTTTGAGTTTGTACACTTCAGTTGTATACCAAACTCTTTCAGAGCAGGTGCAGTAAGTGGTGGAACAGATACCACACTAACCTCATTGATGTACAACAGTGACCTACCAACTGATTCTGATTCATACAGAGATGTATCTCAGATAACAATAGAAGACACACTAGCAGAGTATTGTGGTGATAACACCTGTCACTTAGTTGAGATTGACAGGTATCACTCTAATGTTATGTCGAAGGCTTACTCTGATAGGTTCGTCATTACTGATGGCAGTGTGACAAGCATCAACATGAACCCAACAGCAAACGGTAACAGAATCGTCAATCTTGATGATTTCAATACTGAGATTGATTGGGACGGAGACGGATTCAGTGGCACAACTTGCTGGATTCCTGAGAATATACAGATTAACTTCGGTATAGGCTCTACAATAATAGTGGTAGGTAGAACATCACAGTCAGGTGATAATCCTACGAGTATCAATGTTTCAGGAATATACGTCTTGGATAACAGGGGAGGAAGTCCTGAGCAGATAGCCGTAGTTGAAGAGAACGAAGACTGGTTCTTTGACTGAGGTGTTTGTAATGGAATACAGTATGGTTACTGATTCCAACGGGGGTCTCGTTATTCATGGGAGGAGTTTCGCTTTTCCTATGGATAACGTAGACTTCCTAACTTGGAAGTACAATCCGGAGACAGGTCACTATTGGATGAAGTTTCACTTTGAATCAAAGGAAGTGAGATTGAAACTAAGACTTGATGACGTAAATGAAATACTAATGAAATGGAAAGGGATTACATTCAATCCTAATAATTATAAGAATGGTGATAGACATGAGTTGGACAAACAACGATAAAACAAAAGCAGTAAAGACGAAAGAATCTGAGAAGGGCAAGTATGCTCTCCGAAAGGAGGCCATGCTCAAGCGGATTAAAGAGACACAGGAGAACAACAAGTCATACCTGTGTCTTGGTATTTGGGGAGAACCCAAGTCTGCCAAATCCGCAATAGCATTGGACTTACTCACAGACGAAGACATCAAGAACGATATGAAAGTTCTAGTGTTTGACTTTGATAACAGAGCAATAGATGTAAAGAGAAACCACTATGGTAATGTAGAGAACCTTGTAGTATTCAATCCTATTGTCAGAGAAGATGGTAGTCTAGTAGACTTCGATGAAACGATGAACAATGCTAGGGCTTTCTATCAGATGGCACTAGAGTATCTTGAAGAAGGAAAGTTGAAGGCTGTCATAGTTGATGGTGCTGATAAACTTCTAACAGATGTCTGTGAGACATACATGAGAAACAAGCATGGACTTGATGCTGATACAGTAATGAAAGCAGCACCTTATGTTTGGGGAGATAGAAACACTCCTTACAAGAACTTCTTGCACAAGCAGATACTAGAGATGCCTTGTCATAGGATTGTGATAGCACACTCCAAAGACAAGTATGCGGGTAATCCAAACCCAATAGGTGTAGAGGCTAACTGGCATTCAAGCACAGAAGACATCTTTACTTCAACTGTTAGAACCACTAGAGACATCAGGAAGAACGGTGCAACCTTTACCGCTATGGTTGAGGCAAGTGCTAGAAAGCCTGAGATGATTGGTAAGAGATTGAAGGTACTGACCATCGAAGATGGTAAGGTAGATTGGAATGGTTTCCCTGAGATTAAAGCAGGTGAACTTTGAATGAGGAATAGATATGAGAATAAGAATGAATACCAAAGCAATGTGTAATGTCCTAGAAGACATTCAGATGAAAGGAAAGTACCATAATGGTGACACGGCAAAGAACAGTCAACTATCTAATTATGCAATGCTTGAGTTACATGATGATGATACTCTATCAGTGTATAACGCTGATATGACAACTATCTGTAGCATTAGGTTCCCAATATTAGGAGCAGAGGGTGACGAAAGACCACTGGTTACTATTGAGATTGATAAGACTCTAAAGTATCTTAAGACGTTCAGTGAAACTGTTACTTTGGACATTGATAGTTACATCAAGGTTTCAGATGACAGTAGCACTGCTTCTCTACCACTGGTTGTCTCTCACCCAAATGCATCCATGATTGCTAGGTTGCAGGGATATACTATTGATGAGGATAACCCTACCTTCAGCAAGGTGGAGTTTGAAACATCCATAGTTACTACATCAGACAATCTAACTGATGCAGTAAAGAGATGTGATGTTCTTAACAATGCTAGATATCGTTTTGATATAGACGTTAGCAGTAATAAGTTCATGATAAGCAGTGAAAGAAGCGTTACAGACAGAATAGAAACATCGGTCAGTTTTACTGAGGTCAATGGTGAATCAAGCACTGTAGAAGTTACAGGACAGTTTCACAAGTTCTTCAGAACAAACACACCTGTTAGAATCTATCTAAAGGATGACTCCCCTGTATTATGGGAAGGAACAGGTAGAATACTAGTGAAAGCACCATATTTAGCAAGGTGATTGTAATATGACCATACCTGCTGGATATAGACTGTGTAAAACATGTAACAAACAGTTCAAAAAATGGTCTACCAAAGATACAGCAAACTACTGTCCTAGTTGTAATCAATCTAGGCTAACAAGACATGAAACAATTGATGCTGTTAATGATAGGTTGAGGATATCCTATCCAGAGGAATACCAAAAACGAATACAGAAACAAGAAAGAAAGACTGCTGAAAATAAGGAATATTGGGAAGAACAGGAAAAAAGAAAAGACCCCAATTATCCTTCGATGGAAGAAAGAAATAAGAAACAGTATACTAGAACGATTCCTAAATCGTTTAAAGATGCAAAGAACAAGAAACCCAATTGGCAGAGAACTAAGAAAAGGAGAAGAAATAGATGATAATAACAAATACGGAAAAGGGCATACTTCTTCGATGGAGAGAAGATGGTAAGAGAGAGGAGGAGACTATCTCCTTCAATGACTTCAAGCCACACTTCTTCGTTGAGAAGAACTCAAGATTAGTCAAACTAGGTGGTGAGACAGTCTACCTCAAAGAGAATTGGGGCAACAAGAATACTAGTTTCCGTATGGAGTTGTCATATGAAGAAGGCCAGTTCAAAAGTCTAGAGGGGAAGGAACTAGTCAAAGTAACATGGTCTCCTTGTCATAGTAAGTATACCAAGAAAGTAAAGTCTTACTTTCATAACAGAGGAGATAGAACATATGAGGCAGATGTTCAGTATCACTACAGATATGCTGTTGATATGCTAGATGCTATTCCTGAGTATAACTTGCGTAAGTGGTATTGGGATATGGAATGGATGCAAGGTGGTGAACATGATGGTGCGATTACTGCCATCGTTGTTTATGATAACTATGATGATGAGTATTACACTTTAACTTGGCAACCTGATTCTGATGAGACGGAGAAGATTGTACTAGAGAGATTTCTACTGATGCTTTTGGAAAAAGACCCTGATATGCTTATCTCTTGGTTTGGATGGAAGTTCGACTTACCGAAGTTGATTGAGAGACTACATGCTAATGATTTAGACCCTAGACTTCTATCACCCGTAATGCAGGTTGATGGAGTTAATTGGAGTATAAGAGACGCAGCAGTTAGAGTAAACACAAACCGTGTAGAGAACTACTCTCCAATTGCTCAACCCATCAAAGGTAGAATATGTGTACCTCTAGACCTAGCGTTTGAGAGACAGTGGAATGATGCGCAACGTGGCACACTTCCTTCTCTTTCTCTTGACTATGTATCTGAGAGTGTGCTTGGTGAGAAGAAGTTAGTTAGTAGTAAGTTTCCTGATAAGAATGAGTTCTTCCGTAGAGGATGGCAAGAAGATGCAGAAACTTATCTTGAGTATGCTGTTAAAGATGTAGAGTTAATCAAGAGAATAGATGATGAGAACCATACAACGGAGGCAATCATCTCTTTACAGCGTTTACTGATTGCTCCCTTTGATGCCTGTTTCTACGCATCAAACATGGGTGGAATATACTTCATGAGAAATGCCTCATGGAAAGCCCCTACAGGCAGAAAAGGTGACAGGGTAGACTATGATGGTGCAATGGTCTATGACCCTCTCAGTGAGGCTACAAATGGTCTTCATTTGGGTGTTGCTGCTTTCGACTTTGCTGGCCTGTATCCATCAATGATGATTGCTAGAAACATCTCTTGGGAAACTAAGTCCGATACACCAACAGAATTCGGTGTAAATATCAGGACTCCAAAAGATTTCTCAGAAGTAAAAGGCTATGAAATGAAATATTACAAGACGGATGAACTAGGTCTTCTGCCAAAGGCAGTTCTAGAGTTGAAGAACCTAAGAAATGAGTACAAAGTAAAAATGAAAGAAAGTGAAAGTAAAAGTGAATATGTAAAGTGGAACAACAACCAACTTGCTGTTAAGAGGTTGATGGCTTCTTTCTATGGTATAGTTGCATATCAGGGATTTGGTTGGGCTGATGTTGACTTGGCTGCTAGTATAACTGCTAGTGCTAGAGAGGCTATTCGCATTGCAGCATTCAAAGTGAGGGAGTTATAATGCCAATCAAAAGCACAGATTTGGACTTTTCAAAGGTAAAGATAGAAGAAGAGCCTAAGTCAGAGACTGAACTAAGGAAACAGGCTATAAATCAGATTCTCAAGGACAGTAGGCTTGCTATTAACACAGTAAGACGAGTTTTGTTCGCTATTGTGTGTATTTATGGAATAATATCGATATTACAGGATGTGAATCTAATATGAAAGTAGTTTATGGTCACACAGACTCAATTTACGTCGATATTGATGACAATAGCATTGAAACTGCTAAAGAAACTCTGAAAACACTTAATGAACACGTTAGAAAGTCGTTTCCTAACGTTTTAGGTCTAAAAGAACACCCTGTAACACTTGAATTTGAGAAATACTTCAAGAGTCTAGGTGTTGGAGCCACAAAAAACAGGAATGCAGGATTAATTACATGGAAAGATGGTAGTTTCTTAGACAAAGAGGAGTTTGTCATGACTGGTTTCACTGCAAAGAGAGTTTCTTTGACTAAACTAGCAAAAGACGTACAACTTGAAGTCTTGAACATGTGGGTAGAAGGAAAGGGTGAGGAAGATGTCACTGGTTTTCTCAATGACAAGTATAATTCTGTAATGAACGGTGATATTCCGTTGTCTGATGTACTTCAGAGGAGTAGATACAGGGAGAATAGGTTTCAGGTTGAGTGTAAGAACTGCTTTAGAAAGAATAACTTATTCACATTAACCGAAACACCATGTTGTACAGCCACACCAAGAAACTTCACAACTCTTGAAGGTAAGAGACCTACAATTGGTTCAGGTATTGCCGGGGTGTTGTTTAGTCACGCAAATGGATATGAAGAGATTAACGATACATATCTGTATCTAAAGATTAAGTCAAACAAGACTTTCTTCAATCCCATTTCTGGTATGGATGTGAAGGCAACATATGTCTCACTACTTGTAGAAGAAGACTTCTATGACTATGACCCGGACTGGTCCCACTATGCTGAGTCTGTAGTAAAAAAAGCAGAACCGATTTATCGTGCTATGGGTTGGGACACAAAGAAAATAACTGCTGATAACAAGCAGAGTTCGTTGGAGGAATGGTTTTGAGAAGTTTCTACAGCAGTCTTTCTTGGACTAACAAGCGAAGAGTGGATTCCATTCTAGTTAGATGGAATAGATTCAAGAAATGGTTTACTCCTAAAGCAAAGAAGATAGTATCAGAAGTAGAGATACCAAAGATAGAGATTCCTAAACTAAAAAAAGAAAGGGAAGTAGAGGTAGTAACAGAAATATTTCCTGAAGACCATACTTTCATTGGATATAGGATAGAAAAACATTCTAAGGGAGATAAGATTGTCATGATACAAGAACCACCCCACCCAATAGAATGCACATGCAGAGTATGTATGGATAAGTTAGGGAATGAAATTATGAATAGAAGAAAGGTGAAGACAGATGAGACAAAGTAATACTAATGAATACACATACCAATGGCAACCTGAATACTATGGTGATGAGGAATATCCTATATTGAAGATATCCAAGTCATCGCTTGGCTCATTCCAGTGGTGTCCACGAAGATACGAGTTTCAGTATAAGGAGAGAATGCCAATAGAAACAACTGAAGTTATGGTTAAGGGTAGTATCATACACAATGCTAGAGAGGACTTCTTCAATGATTTCGATATCAAAAAGGCGGAGGATATGTCATACGAGGAACTAGTAAACTACTGTATGGAACTACACCCTATCGATGACTATGGTGACATGTACGAGGCTATGTCAATCTTTGAGGCTAATAGATTCATAGAATCAAAACAAGAAGGAACAACGGAGGACTTCATACCTGTTATCAATGAGATAATGCTGGATGCTAAGATTGTAATTAACAAAGATGAGAATCCCAAGTATCCACTAAAGCAAGATTATGTTGTTCATCTTCAAGGTATTATAGATAGGATGTTTAGAGAAGGTAATAGATATATTCCTATGGAGTTAAAGACTGGTGGTTGGAAGGACTGGAAAACTACCATGATGCGAAAAGAGATGGCCTTCTATAAGATTCTCTTTGAGAATACACCTGATAAGAAACTAATAGAATGGGGCTTAGACCCTGAAATACCTATCTCTCATTGGGGGTGGTATTACCCTGCGGCTAACTACATCTATGTAGAGGAAGTCAAGAAAGGTAGTATAACAGCAGTGAAGAAAGGCATAGCACAACTCATTCACTCATACGAGACAGATATATTCCCAACGAAGTATTTCGCAAAGACATGTTCAAATTGTAGTTTCTTTGGCATATGCGATGCGGCTAATACCGAGAGTTGGTTTTAGTGAAGTGGAAAGAATACTTTAGGCGAAAGAAAGAATACAAAGAAAGGAGGAAAAGAAATGATAAATAAAATGGTAAAAGAAGAACTAAATCAAAAGGTGTGGTCTTTCACAGAGATAGCAAATGTGTCTGACACTGTTGAAAACTTAGCAGAGGCGATATATGAGAAAATGCCTACAACTGATAAGTTGAAGATGGTTTGGGATACAGATGTATTCGCAGAAGAGAGAACACCGTTTGGTCAAATATACATGAACACAGTGATGTCAGAATTAAGAATAAAAATAGCAGAAGTTGTAAGAGAGGAGTTGCTTGAAGCAAGGGTCTCTTTCAAGGAGGTAAATAAAAATGCAAATGCCAAGAGAAGTGTGGGCCGGAAGTCATCTAAGAAACGCACCACAAATGAGAAGAACAGTAGTGAACAGTCGGAATGAGTTTCTAAACTGGTTCAATTCCTATAATGGGAAGATGAACTGCTATACGACAGTCTATGACTTTGAGGATTTTAATAACGGGGTTAAACTAGATTACTCTGTCGTTCTTGATAGAGCGTTTCTAGATTTTGATGCTCATGATGAACCATTGCAAAATGCATATGATGACTTACGAAAGGTAGTCCAAACCCTGTTAGAAGAAGATACTATATTCAAAATGTATTTTAGTGGGAAGGGGTTCCATGTTTTTGTTTATGGAGAACCCGTTGATGATATCCGAAGCATTCAACAGTATTATTCCAAAATTAGTAATGGTGTTCCTACGCTTGATAGAACGGGTATCCAAACTAATAGGCTAAGAAGAGTACCAAACTCCATGAATCTAAGTAGTTCTGATTCCAATGGTAATCCGTATTTCTGCATCCCCTTACTAGTAGAGGACTTAGATTTAGATTTACAAGATATACTAGTTATGGCTAGTGAGCCAAGGAAGTTGTCATCTAATAACGGTAGTAAACTAGCAGTGTTTCCTGAAATGGAAGCAATAGAAATGTCAGAAGTAGAGGTAGATATTCCTGTTCCGGCTGGCAAACTACCAATACTTCCATGCCTACATAATGCTGTTATGGTTGAGAATCCTAGTCATTATGCTAGAGTGTATCTTGTCCAGTGGTACAGAGACCTATTGAGCATGGGTGAGAGAGTGCTTTCTACCGAGCAGAATGACCAGATTCATACAACCATAATGCAAGAATTAGAATCAATAGCAAACATCGAAGATGTGTGGTTGGATTGGGATTCTAGAACTTCTTCAAAATATGTTAGAGGAATTGTAGATAAGGGATACAATGCCCCCTCATGTTCTAACGTGCTTATACCACAGGGGTATTGCATCGGTAAGTGTTGGAGGTATTACGATGGTGAATAAACTAAAAATAGACAGTCGAGAACACTCTGAGTTAGCAGAGATGGTTGTTCATAATTGTAGACAGTTGAACGTTCCATATGAAAAGGAATGGCTGGATATCGGAGACTACACTTTTGCTGACGTATGTTTTGAGGCTAAGTCAGCCTTTGATTTCTTGCAGTCTGTAATTAACAAAAGACTTTGGAATCAACTAGACAACATGGATGCGAAGTTCATGAATAACATAGTGATTGTTTATGGGAACTTTAGCGATGCCGTTGAGAACTATCTAATGTATGTTAACAACAAACAAAATGCAAAACTGTTGAGAAATAAGTTTGATGGTGCAATTGGCAAGATAATTCTTGATACGGATTGCAACATAATATGGGTGTCCTCTGCTAAAGAGGCTGCTAGGATAATAGCAGTCGTTTGCAAGATGCAGCCAATAGATAGAGAAATACATACTCCAAGTTTGATTAGAAAGCGCATTGCTACAACAGACTTGAGAATAGATGTTCTTTGCACAGTAAAAGGAATCAGTGTGAAGAAAGCAAAACTCCTGATAGATAGGTTCGGCTCTATCATGGAGATAGGAGAAGCCTCAGTTGAAGAAATATGTGAACTAGAAGGCTTCGGTAAAGTCACAGCCAAAAGGCTGATTGATGTGCTGAACAAAGAAGATAAGATGGTGATAATGTGAATGAAAATAATTTTGATGATGAAGACAGATTGTATTACGAAGGACTAGGAGATGAATCCGCATTATCTCAACCCAAGGCAACAACATTGCCTAAAGTGGTTGAGCAGTATGTGAAAAGCGCAGCAGACGTTTCAAAGTATAATGAGATACCTGCTGCTATAGGATTCTTCGTCATACTAGGACAACTAGCAAAGGATATGGTTGCGATACCTAGTGGTAGAAGAGTTGATGATACTAGGATTCAGTTTATCTGGATGCAGACATCTGGTACAGGGAAGACAGAAATGTACAACTTCTTTGGACCAGTAGCGAATGAAGTATTCAGGATAATAGAGGACAAGTATGGTGTTAATTATGATGTGTTCTCTGTTGATGATACTACGGACGCAGCCTTGATAGGCTCTATGAGAATAGAGAAAGAGAGAGTAGAGAATGAAGATGGTGAGATGGAATGGGTAGAGATTCCTACACAAATTGATGGCGGATTTGAGGGAAGTGGTTTAGTTGCTTACGATGAGTTTGAGTATTCAGGTGTATTCAAGCAATCTCAGCACAAAGAGAACGTTATCATGTATCTGAACAAGTTCATGAATACCCTACATGGGGAGAATTGGATTATTAGAAAGAAACTTAGAGATGGAGATATAATACAATGTAAATGTCAGAGAAGCATCTACGCTACTACATATATCCCAAAGACATTGACTAACGTTATCGCTGAGAAGGGAGTTATACAGAGAACCTTGATTTACATAAGGGAAGTTCCCCAAGAGGTTCAAGACGAACTAAGAGAGAAGGTACTGGATGAGGTTGGAACAATCAAACCTAAAGACGCTCCTATCAAGAAGTTCGCACAGAATTTCGTAATAATATACGATGCTCTCAGAAAGAGATTTGAGGAAACGGGTGAAGACCCTCTAAGAACAGTTACTTTTGGAAGGGGATTCAATGACGCTTTGAAGAATGAATCCATCAAAATGAGAAACTATGTTGCTAATAGTAGACCTGAAGTGTTTGAAATTGCTGGCAACTTCATTACTAGATTAAATCAGACCATGACTAGACTATCTGTATTGTGTTGCATTGCAGAAGCACCCAACATAACTGACCCTAAGAAAAGGTATATTGTTACCGAAAGACACGCACGACAAGCCTCCTCACTCATTCGACAATGCTATAAATCGCTTGTGTCGTGGCTAGATGTAGCACTAAAGGTGAGAACACACGCATTGCATGAAAGAGTAGGTGTAAACGATTTCAGAAAGGCATACAAAGAACTGAGAACAAGAGGTGATGAAGGATGGGTAAACAAAACACTTCTACTCTCCAAGGTTCGAGAAGACACGAAGAAGGGGCAGACTACGGTTTACAACAACTTCAAGACAATTTCCAATATGTTTGAAACAAAAAAGATAGGAGTAAGAGCATATTTGAAGGTAAAGGAGGAGAAAGAAATATGACAAAGAAAGATACATACGAGCATCAGTTCTTGGTGTTCAACGTGAGTGATGGCCCAAAAGTGATAAATGAGTCCCTGAATACATACGGGAGTGATGGATGGTATCTATCAACAATGATAACTGTTGGTGGTGGAGAACATCTAGTAGCATGGATAGTTAAACCAAACTTAATTGTTGCACCTAATCCAGCAGAGGCTCAGGCTAAGAAACTAGCAAATCTTTGGACAGGGGAAAGTGGTGACGAGTGAACGTTCTAGCCCTAGACATAGAGACAAAAAACTACTCTCATGAAATTGGGGGTTGGGGCAACACCCACATGTTTGAAGTATCTACTGTCTGCACATGGGATGGAAATCATGGAACCGTTTACATTGATGAGCCTATCAAATCGATAAGAAAGTCAAGCGTATCTGTCAAGCCTCTATCGGAACTAAAGTTTGATTTGGATAAACACCATGAGAATAATGGTGTTCTGCTAGGTCACAATATCGTTTCTTTTGATTTAGCAGTATTGAAGAATGCAATGGATATCTATTGTATTAAAAAATACCTAGATGATAAGGCGTACATCGATACCAGTAGAATCTTGAATAAAGAATATGGTGAGAGATACTCTCTTTCTAATTTAGTACAGAACACCCTTGGTGCGGATAAACTGATGGATAGTGCAGACGCTCCTATGGTTTGGAAAGACGGTAGGTTTACAGAGGTCGCAGATTATTGTTTAAAAGACTGTGAGTTAGTATATGACTTATGGGTACATGGAAAGGAAAACAAGATGGTGAAAGGATTTTCCATAGAAGAAGAAATAATGAAAGAATTGGAGGTTGAGTGGTAATGACACCTTGGGAATGGCTAGGCTGGATTATATTCGTTATGCTAGTTTCTCTATTGTTCTTTGCAGCATTCGGTAACTCAAAGTATACCGAAGAAAGCATAGATGAGTATATGGAGAACCTAATTAGCGAAGAGCGTGGTCGAACTGGCCCTAACTAAACAATGTCCAACTTGTTTTGAGGACACCATCCCTCAAAGGATAATGGGCAAAGTTATCGGTTCACAAGAGACTCTACATATTTGGCGTTGTAGAGAATGTAAAGCGTTGTGGTCGGAGGAATAACCTTCGGCCGCTTCGCCTTTTTTTATCGAAAAAATTTCTTTCATTTTAGAAAATGAATAGCAATTTTTTACTTCTTAGCAATCTACAGCATCAGTAAAGCCTTCTTGGGTCTTTAGATGCAAGTAGCACTGTCTGAGTAAGTTGTACTGGGTTTTAGCGTCGGCTTTGTCTAATTCAAGAGCATAACTGAATTGACCAATTGCTGATGCATTTTGTGCGTAAGCATCATCACTGGCGTATACTTTGCCTTTGTATTTAACAAGAAAGGAGTTCACTCTATTGCCGTTTGCTATCAACTCCGTCTTCTTTAACATATACGCTTCATCCACAACACAATATGCGTAATCACATGTTATTCCAAACTCTGTTTCGTACTCTACCTTCAATGCCATGTCCTTTCCTCCATATTTTTCTTTATTAAACGTTTATCACTTACAATACGAATGTGTACTCTATATTTACACTAGCACTAGCACTACCACCTGCGCTAGTGGCTGTGCAAGAAACATTGATGTGGAATACATCATTAACCGCTGGATAGTTGACACCGGCCTTGCTACCACCAAATGTCAATACTGCCTTTTCACCTACCCCATTATTAGTACCAGAGAAATCAAGAGAGTTTTGTGCGGTGCTTGCCGTTCCAGTTATAGAAGCAGAGTTGCCATTCGATAGGCTATTGTTCTCACCTATTATAACGTCCCACGCAAATGTAGTGCCAGCGGGCATACCACCAGCGGCAGAAG